ACTCCGCCGGCGCGCTGAGCTTTGCCGTCGCATGATGATCAACCGTGCCATGATCAACCGTGTGCGCGGCGAGGTACCGCTGCATCTCGATGGCGAGGAGTTCCGGCTCTGCTTGACGCTCGGCGTGCTCGCCGAGATCGAGTCGGGGCTGGTCCTCGCCGATTTGAACGAGCTGGATGCGCGGCTCGCGCGGCCGAGCATCGAGGATATCATCGTGATCCTCACCGCGCTGATACGCGGCGGCGGTCACGACATTGATACCGATTATGTGCGCGCGCGCAGCCCGGATCTGAAAGCGGTCGGTAAAGCCATTGGCGAGGCCTTCATTGCAGGCGGGCTAGGGCAGGGATGAGCGCCGATCCCTGGCGGCGCTGGCTGCCGCTCGGTCTCGGCGTGTTGGGTCTCAACGCGGATCAATTCTGGCGCCTCAGCCTCGCTGAATGGCGCGCTATGCTGGAGGGCCATGCCATGCGCTTCGGTGCGCGCGCAGTGCCTGCGCTTGGCCGCGAGGACTTCACGGCATTGCAATCCCGCTATCCCGATAAGGACTCCCCATGAGTGGTACGGAAATCGGCGCGATCGAGGTTCGGGTCGGCGCGGATATCAGCGATCTCAGCAGCAATCTCGACCGGGCCTCGCGCGCCTTGCGCAGCAGCGCAGACGGCATGGGCAGCGATCTCGATACGCTGTCGGGTCGTGCGTCCGGCGTGTTCGACGGCTTGTCCGGCGGCATTGCGCGCAGCGCGACGCGCGGGCTCCTCAGCATGCGCGGCATGGTGGATGGCATCCTGAGCGAATTCTCGCGCCTCGCAGTGAAGAGCTTCATCGCGCAGCCGCTGGAAGGTTTTATCAGTCAGATCTTTCAAGGCTTCGGCGGTGGCCGCGCTTCGGGCGGACCCGTCGCGGGAGGCACGGCCTATCTCGTGGGCGAGCAGGGGCCGGAGCTGTTCGTGCCGGGCCAATCGGGCCGCATCGTGCCGAATGGCGGCACGGGCGCGGTCACGGTGAACATCTACGCGCAGGATGCGCAAAGCGTGATCCGGAGCGAGACCCAGGTGGCGGCCATGCTGGCGCGCGCCAGCCGTCGCGGGATGCGGAATTTGTAGGGTCCTTGGCCATCCTTCGAGACGCGACCTGACGGTCGCTCCTCAGGATGAGCGCTTGTGTTTGTTGCAACACATTCTGACTCACCCTGAGGAGACCGCGTTAGCGGTCGTCTCGAAGGGTGGGCCGAAGACGAGAACCATGATCCAAACACAAATCATAACCGAAGCCCGCAGCTGGATCGGCACGCCCTATCACTACCAGGCGAGCCTGAAAGGTGTCGGCTGCGATTGCCTGGGCCTTTTGCGTGGCGTCTGGCGCGCGGTGTTTGGCGCGGAGCCGGAAGATCCGCCGCCCTATGCCGCCTATTGGGCCGAGGCCTCCGGCGAGGAAACGTTGCGCGATGCCGCGCGGCGCCACCTGACGGAAATTCCGGTCCAGGACTTCGCGGGCGGCGATGTTCTGCTCTTCCGCATGGGCCGGACCGCGCCCGCCAAGCATTGCGGCATCGCGACGGACACGGAGCACATGGTTCATGCCTGGAGCGGGCGCGCCGTGACCGAGACGCCGCTCGGTCCGTTCTGGCATCGCCGCATTGCCTATGCCTTCCGCTTCCGGCAGGGTTAGATCAACGATCGAGAGGAAACGCTCTGGGAGGAGCCTATGGAATACGTAAGGCCGGCCGGTCAAAAGCTTCTGGATGCCGCGCGGAATATGGCAGTGGGCTTCGGCGCCGGCGCCATCGCGACCGACAAGGCGCGGGACGTTCCCAAATCCTCCATCGAGGCGCTGCGCGCGGCGGGCCTGTTCAGGATTTTTCAGCCGAAGCGGTGGGACGGTCTGGAAGCGGATCCGCTCCTGTTCTTTGACATACAAAATGCGATCGCCGAGTCCTGCGCGTCGACGGCCTGGGTTTATGGCGTGCTGTCCGTTCAGCCACTCGTCCTGGCGCGGTTCGACGAGCGCGCGCAAAGGGATGTCTGGGGGGATAACCCCGACGCGCTGGTCTGCTCGTCCTTCGCCCCCATGGGCAAAGCGCAAAAAGCGGAGGGTGGCTATCGCCTATCTGGCCGCTGGTCCTTCTCCAGCGGATCGAGCCACGCGCAATGGTGTCTGATCGGCGCCAAGGATGAAGGCGCGCCGCCTCCCGGTGTGCGGTTGTTTCTTGTGCCGCGTGGCGATTTCGTGATCGACGATGTGTGGGACACGTTCGGCTTGCGCGGCACGGGCAGCCATGACCTCCTCGTCGAGGATGCCTTCGTCCCCGCTTACCGGTCGCAGGTGGTTCCGGCGGGAACCGCCTTCAATCCGAATGCCGATATGCCGGACGGCGAGATCTATCGAATCCCCTGGTCCTATCTCGCAAGCGCCTCGATCGCGAATTTCACGATCGGCGTGGCGCGGGGCGCCCTCCGCGCGTTTCTGAAGATGGCCAAGACGAAGATCTCTTCGCTGAGCGGCGCGGCCGCCAAGGACGATCCAATGCTGATCGCTGCCGCGGCGCGTTTGGATGCGGAGATCGATCAGGCCGAGACGACGATGCGGCGCAATTTCGAGATCCTGCTCGACCATGTCCGCCAGAGCAAACCCTTGACGGCGGAGGACGGTCTTCGCCTGCGTCTGCAGATCACCTCGATCGCGCGCCGCCTGGCCGCGGGGCTCGACAGCCTGATGCTCCATGTCGGTGCGAGCGGGATCAACAACGCCTCGCCGATCACGCGCGCCTGGATCGATCTCATGGCGGCCCGGGTTCATCCCGGCAATGACCCCACAATGCCAACGGCAATGTATGGGGCCGCGCTCATCGCCAAGGCGTAACGGCCTAAACTTATCTTGATCAATTGAGCCCGCCGGTGACGGCGGGCTTTTGTTTGGAACGGACACATGGCCTCCCTGGTTCTGGGCATTGCAGGCACGGCGATCGGCAGCGCCATCGGCGGCTCGGTCTCCGTTCTCGGCGCAACGCTCACGGCTGCGCAGATCGGCGGCTTCATCGGTGCGACCATCGGTCAGCAGATCGATGGCGCGCTGCTCTCCAGCAGCCGGACCACGCACCGGGAAGGACCGCGTCTCTCCGATCTCAATCTCACCGGCTCGACCGAAGGCGCGCCCATTCCGCGTCTGTATGGACGCGCGCGGCTGGGCGGGGAGCTCATCTGGGCGTCGCAATTCAAGGAGACCGTCACGACCACCACGGAGTCGACGGGTGGCGGCAAAGGCGGCGGGGGCGGGCGCAAGCAGACAGCCGAGACCACAAGCTACAGCTATTCCATCTCTTTTGCCGTCGGCCTCTGCGAAGGCGTCGTGACGCGGCTTGGCCGGGTCTGGGCCGATGGCAAGCCGCTCGATCTGTCGAAATATGTGACGCGCTTTTACAAGGGGACGGAGGACCAGGCGCCGGATGCGCTGTTGGAGGCCATCGAAGGCGGCGGCAACATGCCCGGCTTTCGCGGACTGGCCTATCTGGTGTTCGAGGATTTCCCGCTTGCCGAGTTCGGCAACCGGATTCCGCAGCTGCAATTCGAAATCATCCGCGCGCTGCATACGGCCGATCCCGACGCGCTCGACAATATCGTGCAGGGCGTCTGCCTTGTGCCCGGTTCGGGCGAGTTCGTCCTCGCCACCGATATCGTCAAGGCCGAGGATGGCTATGGTGCCACGACCGGCCAGAACAAGAACAACAACCTCGGTGTCGCCGATCTCGAAGCCTCGGTCGATCAGCTGCAGGAGCTTTTGCCCAATTGCCGCTCGGTCAACCTCGTCGTGGCTCCTGCACGATCCGGCCGAAGGTGGAGCTGGCCGCCAAGGCGACGAGCCCGCTCAGCTGGTCCGTAGACGGCGTAGCACGCGCGGATGCCGCGCTGGTCGGTCTCGACGGCGCGGGCCGGCCGATCTTCGGCGGCACGCCCGACGATGTCAGCGTCGTCCAGGCGATCCAGCTCCTGAAGGCCCGTGGCTTTGCCGTGAATTTCTATCCGTTTCTGCTGATGGATATTCCGGCCGGCAATGGCAAGCCCGATCCTTATGGCGGGGCGGAGCAGGCGGCCTTTCCCTGGCGCGGCCGCATCACCTGCGACGCGGGCACGGACAAGACGGCGGGCGCGGCAAGTCAAATCGCCGCGTTCTTTCACGGCACATGGGGCTATCGCCGCATGGTTCTGCATTACGCCTCGCTCTGCGCGGGGGCGGGCGGCGTCGACGGCTTTCTGCTCGGCAGCGAGCTCGAAGCGCTGACCAAGAGCCGCAGTGCGGCGGCGACCTATCCGGCGGTGTCGGAGCTTCGGGCTCTTGCCGCGGAGGTGAAGGGCATGCTCCCGTCGGCAAAGCTCTCCTATGCCGCCAATTGGACCGAATTCGCCGGCCATCGTCCCGATGACGGCTCGGGCGACGTGTTCTTTCATCTGGATCCGCTTTGGGCGGACGCGAATATCGATGTCGTCGGCATCGACAGCTATGCGCCACTCTCCGACTGGCGCGATGGCGCGACGCATCTCGATTATCAGGAGGGCCGCCGGATCACCGATCGCGGTTATCTCGCGACCAATGTGGAGGGCGGCGAGTTCTACGATTGGTATTATGCCGATGACGCGGCGCGCGACGCGCAGACGCGAACCGCCATCACGGATAGCGCGGGCGAGCCCTGGATCTTCCGCTTCAAGGATCTGCAAGGCTGGTGGGCCAATGCGCATCACAACCGTCCGGGCGGTGTGCGCGATGCGGCGGCGACCGCCTGGGTGCCGCAGAGCAAGCCGATCTGGCTGACCGAGCTCGGCTGTCCCGCCGTCGATCGCGGCGCCAACCAGCCCAATGTCTTCGTCGATCCGAAATCCTCCGAATCCGCGCTGCCGCATTATTCGCGCGGCACGCGTGATGATCTGATCCAGCGCCGCGCGCTCGAAGCGGTGCTCGGGCATTGGGCGGATGCGGCGCATAACCCGGTCTCGTCCGTCTATGGCGCGCCGATGATCGATCTCAGCCGCACGCATATCTGGTGCTGGGATGCGCGCAGCTTTCCGGATTTTCCGGCGCGCGCCAGCGTCTGGAGCGATGCGCCCAATTGGCGCCTCGGCCATTGGCTGAATGGCCGGATCGGGCTCGTTCCGCTGGCCGATCTCGTCAGCGATCTTTGCGCCTATGGCGGCTTCGATGCCATCGATGTCTCGGGCTTGTTCGGGCTCGTGACCGGCTTTCTGATCGACCGCACCATGAGCGTGCGCGACGCGCTCGACGCGCTGATGCTGGTGTATCAATTCGATGCGTTTGAAAGCGAAGGGCTCATTAAATTCGCCCATCGCGGCGGCCCGTCGCGGATCGATCTCGTCACGGACGATCTCGTGCTGGAGGATGCGAAGGAGCCCAAGGCGGGGTTCAGCCTGTCGCGCGCGCAGGAGACCGATCTGCCGCGGGCCTCGCGGCTGAGCTATATCGATGCCAGCGCCGATTATCGTCAATCCGCCATAGAAAGCCGCCGGCTCACGGGAAATTCCGAGCGCAACGCCGTCTCGAGCGTGCCGCTGGTGATGGATCAGGGCTTCGCGCAAGGCGTCTGCGATGTTCTGCTGATGGATGCCTGGGAGAAGCGCGAGCAGGCGAGCTTCGCGCTCCCGCCATCGAAGCTCGCGCTCGATGCTTCCGATATTGTCACGCTCGATGCGGGTGGGCGCGATTGGCGCTTGCGTCTCACCGAGATCGCGGATGCGTCCGCGCGCAAGATCACGGCCGAACGCACCGATCCCAGCCTCTATGATTTCGTTGCGGGTCCCGAGCAGCCTTACCAGCCGCCGCCGGTGGTGAGCTTCGGCAAGCCGCTCGGCGTATTCCTCGATCTGCCCATTCTCTCCGCTGGCGCAGCCGAGCACGCGCCCTATTTCGCGGCCTATGCGGCGCCCTGGCCGGGTGCGGTGATGCTCTATCGCGCGGCGGGATCCTCGGGCTTCTCGCTCGATGCGGCGGCCGCCATGCCCTCGCGCATCGGTGTTACCGATGGCGATTTCTATTCAGGTCCGCTCTGGCGCTTCGATCGCTCGAACGCACTCTATGTCCGGCTGATCGCCGGAACGCTGGAGAGCCGGAGCGACGTCGAGATTCTGAACGGCGCCAACACGCTTGCGCTTCAGAACCAGGATGGCGGCTGGGAGCTGTTGCAATTCACCAGCGCAACACTCATCGGGCTTGGCGCCTACAAGCTGTCCGGCCTGTTGCGCGGCGTGGGCGGCACCGAAAGCGCGATGCGTGATCCGGTGCCGGCCGGTGCGCGCGTCGTCATTCTCGACAATGCGCTGACGCAGCCCGGCTTCTCCTTCGATCAGCGTCGGCTCACCTTCACCTACCGCTACGGCCCGGCGGGCGAGGAGTTTTCCGATCCCGCCTTTGTCCAGGAGACGCGTGGCTTCGACGCCATCGGCCTGCGGCCCTTCGCGCCCACGCGGCTGCGCGGGCGGCGAAACCCCGCGACAGGAGACTGGATGCTCTCCTGGATCCGGCGCACGCGCATCGGCGGCGATGATTGGGAGCAGAGCGACGTGCCGCTCGGCGAGACGGCCGAGAGCTATGCGGTCGAGATCTATGACGTGCCCGGCGCGACGCTGAAGCGCAGCGCGACGGTGACGGCCCCGAACTTTGCCTATAGCGCCACGCAGCAGAGCGCCGATTTCGGCGCGGCGCAGTGGAATTTCTTCGCGCGGGTCTATCAAGCATCCAATGCCTTCGGCTCCGGTCCGCCGGCCGAGGCCCTCATCTGGCACTACTAAGCGTTTCCAGGAAAAGTGGACACCCGGTTTTCCGTCCGGAAACGCGACAAACAAAAGAGTCCTGCATGGCTTTTCACGAGGTTCTCTTTCCGACATCGGTGGCGCTCGGCGCCACGGGCGGTCCCGAGCGGCGCACGGAGATCGTGTCGCTGGGCTCAGGCTTCGAGGAGCGAAACGCGCTCTGGGCGCAGTCCCGGCGCAGCTGGAATGCCGGGCTCGGCGTGAAGACGATGAACGATCTTCATGCCGTGATCGCATTTTTCGAAGCACGCATGGGGCGGTTGCACGGCTTTCGGTTTCGTGACCGGAGCGACTGGAAATCCTGCGCGCCGGGATCGGCCCATCAGCCGACGGATCAGAGCATCTCCATCGGTGACGGCGTGACGACGAGCTTCCAGCTCAAGAAAACTTACAGCTCGGGCGGCGCGTCGGCGGTGCGGCTGATCAAGAAGCCCGTGGCCGGCCAGCTGCGTTGCGCGCTGGCGGGTGTCGAGACCAGCGCCTTCACGCTCGACACCGCGACCGGCCTCGTCACTTTCGTGAGCCCGCCCAATGTCGGTGTGGCGATCACCGCGGGCTATCAATTCGACTGCCCCGCGCGCTTCGACACGGACAGGCTCGAGATCAATCTGGCGCATTTCCAGGCGGGCGAGGTGCCGAATATTCCGATCCTGGAGATAAGGGTATGAAATCCCTTCCATCCGGATTGCAGGACCATCTCGACTCCGGCGCGACCACCCTGTGCTGGTGCTGGCGGCTGCAGCGTCGCGACGGCACGCTGATGGGCTTCACCGACCACGACCAGGATGTCGCCTTTGACGGGCTTGTCTATCAGGCGGCGAGCGGCTTCACGGCGTCGGAGATCCAATCCCAGCTGGGGCTGGCGGTGGATAATCTGACCGCTATGGGCGCGCTCTCTGCGGCGGCGATCACCGAGGACGATCTCGCGGCGGGGCGCTATGACGACGCGGCCATCGAGATCTGGCGCGTGAACTGGATGGAAGCGGGCCAGCGCGTTCTGATGCGCAAAGGTAATCTGGGCGAGGTCTCGCGCGGGCGAACGGCGTTCCAGGCCGAGATGCGCGGCCTGGCGCATCGGCTGAACCAGCCGCTCGGCCGCGCGTATTTGCGCGTCTGCGATGCGGATCTCGGCGATGCGCGCTGCGGCATCGATCTGACGGAGGCGGCCTATCGCGGCGCGGGCAGCGTGGTCGCGATCTTGACCGGTACACGCATGTTCACGGCAAGCGGACTTGCGGGTTTCGCCTCGGGCTGGTTCTCGGGCGGCAAGCTCAGCTTCACCAGCGGCGCCAATACGGGCCTCGCCATGGAGATCAAGGCGCATGGCAAATCCGGCAGCGCCGTGACGCTCGAGCTCTGGCAGGGCATGCCCGAAGCGCTCGCGAGCGGCGACGGCTTCATGGTCACCGCAGGCTGCGACAAGAGCTTTGCGACCTGCAAAGCGAAGTTCTCGAATCCGACGAATTTTCGCGGCTATCCCTACATGCCCGGCAATGACGCGGTCATCGCCTATCCCAACAGCGCCGACGGCACGCTGAATGGCGGAAGCCGTTACGGTAACTGAGGACCTCCCATGACAGAGACCGCGCGCTTGCGCCTGCCGGAGATTGCTGCATCCCAGGCACAAAAGCATGTCACGCATAACGAGGCGCTCGTCGCGCTCGACACACTCGTGCAGGCGAGCGTGATCGACAAGGATCTGACCGCGCCGCCCGCGTCGCCGGGCGAGGGCGATTGCTACATCGTGGCGGGCGGCGGCGGGACGGCGACGGGCGACTGGATCTCTTGGGAGAAGCGCGTCGCGCGCTATCAGGACGGGCAGTGGATCTCGTTTTTGCCCGGTGTGGGAAACGGCACTGGCTGGACCTGCTGGGTGCAGGACGAAAAGACGCTCTACAGCTTCGACGGTACGAATTGGATGAACGCGCTGCGCGGCAAGACCGGCGGCGGCATCTCGATCCAATATATCTTCGATACGACGACCGCCGACTCCGATCCGGGCCCGGGCAAGCTGCGTCTCAATCAGGCGACGCAGAACACCGCGACCGTCATCCGCGCGGATCTCGTCGATGTGAACGGCACGGACTGGACCACCGCGCTGGCCTCGCTTGCCGATTCCACGAGCGCGGTGAAGGGCCATATCCGGCTCTTCGCCGTCTCCGATCCTTCGAAATGGCTGCTCTTCAGCGTCTCTGCGGTGGCGAGCCCGAGTGGTTACAAGAATGTTGCGGCCGCGATCCTTGGCTGGTCCAGCGCCTCGCCCTTCTCCAATGGCGATGCGGTGGTGCTCACCTTCTCGCGTACGGGTGATGCCGGTACGGCGGGCACGAACGGCCTTGACGGAACCAACGCTGGCTTGCGCTGGGCCTTCGCGACCTCGACATCGATGGCCGATCCGTCGAGCGGCAATCTCCGCGCCAACAACGCGACGCTTGCGAGCGCCACGGCCCTGGCCATCTCGGCCAACACGGGAGAAAGCGGCAACCCTTCGGCGCTCGCCTTCCTGCAGACCTTCGATGACAGCACCAACACGCTCAAGGGCTATGTGCTGATCAAGAAGGTCTCGGCGCCCCAGAGCTTCCGCGTCTATTCGATCTCGGCGCTGACCGACAATACGACCTGGATCCAGCTCACCGTCGCGCATGTCGCGGGCAATGGCAGCTTCTCGGCCGCCGATCT